ATAACGGAAATGATAAAAAATGAGTATAGAACAATTTATTAAAGTAACTTTTGAACAATGCTTCAAAAAATACTTCTACAATGAATTAGTTATGGGCAAATTGGCTCATACAGAGTTCAAAACAGGAGTAAATAAGGGTGATGAAGTTGATGTTATCATGCCCGGAACAATAGACCTGTTCAATTACACAGGCGGAGATTTACCTGATGCAGAAGAAGCAACAACTTCTACTACAAAAGTCAGAATTGACAAAGGTAAAGGTTTCCACTTTGAAATTGATGAACTTAAAAAGAAAGAAATTGAATCTGCTAAAGAACCTGATAAACAGGTAAATCTTGTAAAAGATTATTCTTTAGATGCTACAAAACAATTTGCAGCAGCAGTAGATGCAGCTTATGCTAACCTCTACACAAGAGCAGGTCATTATCTTGATAACAGCGGTTCTGCTATTCAACTTGATGCAGATTACGCAAAAGAGATTTTGGCTTATATGCAAGCTAAATTCCAAAGAGGAGACAGAAAAGGTCATACAAATTGGATAGACGGACAAATGATAGCAATTCTTCCGCCTGAATATGAGTTCTACTTACAGAAACTTAAAGATTTCACATATGTAGAATCAGGTCATAGAAAACTTGAAAAAGGGTTTATCGGTCATTTATCAGGTTGGGATATTTATATCTCCAATAACGTGGCATCTCCCGAAACAAATGTTTACTATCCTCTGTTCGGTATTAAGGGCAAAACTCTTGCAGGTGGTGTATCTTCTAATCTTAATATGAAGTCCTACATGCCTGAAAAGAACTTCAATACTCGTTACAAAGGATATGGCTTGTTTGGTGTTGGAGCTCCTCGTGTTGATTGGTTAGGTACTGTTAAGATTTCAGCACCTTTGGCACTTTCAACTCGCAATTAGTTTGGTGGGGGATATTATCCCCCATTTTGTATATAGGTTAGATTTTTAAAATGAAAGGATAATAAAATGACAAGAGATAGTATTAATGTTCATTTACCTGTTGGTGATGTATCAAAATCAGTAGAAATAATTAAAATCACTAAACAGGCAGTTACACAAGCAAACGGTATTAAAATCGCAAATGCTTTGGATAACAAAAATAACTCTTTACAGATTTTTGTTGAAAACACAAGCGGTTCAGGTTCAAATGACAGCTCAATGATTTTAAAAGCAGGTAATAACTATCCTAACGCAATGTTAGGCGATTTAACTATTGCTCTTACAAAAGCTGCTATTACAACTGTTATCTTGGAAGATATATCAAGATTTGAAAATAGAGACGGTTCTCTTAATATTGATTTTGTTTCCGGCTTTACAGGTAACATTTGGGCAGTTGCAAAGAGAGCAGGTTTAGATCCACAATATCAACCTGCATCAAGAGGTTAGAAAGAGAGGGCATAATTGCCCTCTTTTTTGAATATGAAAGGACAGAAAATGACTAAATTACTTGAAATAAAATTTATTCCGACAGGTAATACTTTCAAACTTCCAGAAGAAGAAGTTATCAGACTTGTAAAGGAAGATAGAGGAAATTACGTAGTTGTTGGAGACGGTAAGAAAATTGTAGAAAAAGCTCTTGCTGAAAAAGTTGAAGAAAAACCAACCACATATAGTCAAGTTGTTGTAGAAGAAGCAGAAGCTCCCGAAGTTTCCGAAGCTCCAAGCAACATTGAAAATATGGTAGTGGCAGATGCAGAAGCTCCTGCTGATGCTCCGGCAAAGTTCACAAAAGAAGAACTTGAAGCAAAAACTGTTATACAGCTTAAAGAACTTTTGAACGAAAACAGAATTGCTTTTTCAAGAAGCGATAATAAAAATGCTCTTGTAGAAAAAGCTCTTACTATTGCATAAAAAGCTTTTAAGGGATAGAGGTAGTTATGACGATTACATACTTAGATTTATATAATGATATGACAGGTCAAGCATGGTCAATGTTTGACGGAGATGTTGAAAGTATTGATGAGTTTGAAAAGTCTGTTACTACTTCTATCCAAAAAGCTCTCAATAATCTTTGGTGCAGCTTTGATTTTCCTTTCAGGGAAAAAACTCTTATATTTAAAACGAGAGCAGGTGTTGCATCATATAATACACCAAACGGCAATATAATTAAGAAAAAAATAAATCACGAAACAGTTTTTGCTGTAAATATTGACAACAATTATTTAGAATACGAGCCAAATTACGAAATATTAGAAGATGCAACCGGAAAACCGACATCTTTTTATCTAAAAAATGACAAATTATATTTATATCCAACACCGGACAATTCTTATGTCGTAAGTGTTGATTACCAAAGTATTTATGCAGCTAAAACAAGTAACGGCATACCAAAAGCCACTTTGGAAAATGAAACCGATTATATTGATATTCTGCCAAAATATGAACAATTATTTAAAAGTGCGTTGCTTCCGTTCGCTATGACATACGCAATAGCAAGCGAAAAAGACGAAAACTACGCAGGATATATGCAGCAATACAAAGATGCCTATAAACTTCTTATCAAAAATACAAGAGGTATTAACAAAGACAAAACTAAAGGGTGGTAATAATGAGCAGCATAGTTCAATTATTGTGTAATAATTTTGGCGGAATTAGAGAAAGAAATGCTGCTTTTTCAAATGAAGCAATAACCGCCCAAGATATTCAGAATGTAGAATTGTACTACACCGGAACAAACAGCGGTGTCGGAATAAGAACCGTAAAAGGTAATGTATCAATAAATTCTGATTTAGAGGGTTCTGCAAAAATTATAAAGCTGTTTGAAAGTACACAAAAAACTAAAAAATATTTCTTTGTTTATGCAGAAACAGCAACGGTGGGGACACTCTATTATAAAGACAGCCAAACAGGGCATTTAGTTGCTCTGAAAACAAATCTAACACCAACAGGCATGGCTAACGGTTTTGATGTTATGCAGGGTTGGTCTGATTTATTCTTCTTTACAAACGGACAAGAAATGTTTACCGTTGAAATGGACGTTATAAACGAACAAACGCAGCTCCCCGAAAATATCATTGTTGATATGGAGCTTACGGATAGAGACGAGAGAGCTGTATATGGTATCAACGCACTTATATTTGATAACAGACTTTGGATAGCAAGAGATAATATAATTTGGTATTCAAAACAAGCAGATATTTATGAATTTGATAGTGCAGATCCCGAAGTTACCACATCAAGCGGATATATTGAAAGATTAAAGAATATAACAGCAATTCACGAATATTTAGGCACTTTAGCCGTATTTTTTGCCGACAGTTCAGAGCAAATTAGTGTATCAGACGGTACGTTTTCAATAGGGCAAGAAAGTCCGGGCGGTTGTGCAGGGTTCAATTCTTTAGTTTTTCACGATACAAACTTATATTTTTATGATGATATAAAAAAATCAGTATTTTCTTTCAGACAAGTCATAACAGGAGAAAAAACACTCGGAGAAAATGTCGCAGTAGAAATACAAAGCATTTTAAACAAAATAGATTCAGATAAATTAGATAAAATACAAGCTTACTCTGTTTTTATAGAGGGTAGAAATGAGATTTGGTGGATATTGCCAACTACCGAAACCTATACCGTAAGAGAAGATGATGAAGATGTTACAAAACAAGCATCAATTATTCTAATTTACGACTATTTAAAGGGCGAATGGGTAAAAAGAAAATCACAAAAAATTAATTCAGTTACAGTAATTAACGGCTCTTTATATTCTGCTGCAGATGACGGCAATATTTTAGAAGAGTACAAAACAGATACTTTTAACGGGGACTATATACAACACTATTACAACTGTTCTCCATGTAATTTAAGAGCAGATAATACATTAAAAGTTTTATGTTTGCCGCCAAGAGTATCTTTTGATATGCCATACAGCAACCAATTTTATGTGGAATATATCAAAAACTACAATACGTTTAAAAAACCAAAAACAAGATTTATTAAATCAAAACTTAAAAACTATCTGTATTGGGGTATTGGTTTTTGGGGTGTGAACTTTTGGGCAGACAAACACACAAGTATTGTTGGCAAACTCCCGACAGCAACATTCAAAATATTAGAAATTAGTTTATACACAAAAGATATTACAAATTCATTCAGTATTAAAAACATTGAGTTTAGCAAAATAAAGGTAAAACAGGTTTGATTAGAGTTTTTATACCAACAAATAAAGGGTTTAATTACAAAGAATGTAAGAAAATGTATAAAAAATACCAACGTCTTATAGGGGACGACCAAGAGTTTAGAGATTTGGTAAAAACTACATTTTTTTATTCATTTTTTGATGATGATAAGCACTTGGGTTGTATTTATTATTATGTGAGAAATGGTAAATTATTTGTCAATGCTTTCGCACATAGACACACTCACGAATTAAATCTAATTTGTTTAAAACAAACTTTTGCTTGGTTTAAAGGCAATATTTACGCAGAAACAAGACACAAAACAGCGATATTTTGTCTTTATAAGTGCGGTTTTAAGAAATTAAGAAACAATATATATGTATTAGAAAGGGAATGATATTATGGGCGGCGGTTCAAGTTCAAGTTCAAGTTCATCAAGCACAACCAATTATAAGGATACAACAACCACAAATCCTTATGTTACATCACGGACTACAAATAAAGGAACTGTAACATCATTACAGCCAAATAC